CCATTCTATCACAAACTCCCCCAAATGTCAAGACCCCCCAGACACAGTGAAAACTGGCACAATGCCCCTTGACAGTGATAGTTTTCCACAGGTCTTAAGTGATAATCAGTGAGAACACAGTGAGCATTAGTGATCTCAGTGTCAATAGGTATATCTTACCTGTGGAAAACTTGTATATAATTGTGGAAAACTTGTGGAAAACACAGTGTAAAACAGTGATGAGATGTGTGGGTCTCAGTGTATACAGGGGTTGACAAAGTGCAGTGCCTGTGCTATAGTGAATTCGCAGGTATTTTGTGTTATTATGTTATGTTGTGGGGGGTAATGCGAAAAAACCAAAGAGACCCTAACCTACAGAGGTGACAAAGTGCGAGATCAATATCAAGTTCTCAGAAAAATTTTTTGGGGTAAAAAAAATCCTGTGAGGGTTTTGTATAATGATGTGTATGGGACAGAGACCAGTCCCTTGGATGAGTTCAGTTATATTGGAATTTGCCTGTGGGAGGGGTTAAATATACTTGGATCCCATTACAAGAAAAAATTTTTCCCAGGGTAAAAATGGTCTACAAGTTGATTGCAAGGGACAGGGTGTTTTGTGAGGGTACTCTTTCTGAATGTGAGAAAACACTCACAGGTATATCCCAGATGATTAGTGCAGGTTTTTCCACTGATTTTCAAGTAGAAGAGTTTTTAATTGTTGATGATTATGAGGCACATGACAAAAGAAAATAAAGAGTTATTTGAAGAGATTATAGAAGTACTTGCAAAGCACTTTGGGGCAACATGTACATTCTCTCAGGTATCAGACAAATACAATGAATCCAAAAAGATTACATTAGAGTATGGACACAGTAAAAAAAATCTTACAGAGGCGTAGTTGTCCCAAGTGTCATGGGAGTTGGGTAGATGCAGAGATCTCAGAACCTATTTTAAAATATTGTGTACCAGGCGCGTTTCATTCAAAGTTATATAAGGATGGTGATTTATGGAGATGTCCACATTGTCAGAAGAAATTCAAGGAACAAGAGTTCGAATGAATTGGTTTGAATATTGGATTGGTCATTGTTGGATGACTGGATGGCAAAGTATCAGAGGTGCCTTTAGAATCTGGTCAGACCTTATGACAAGCAATTATAAGGATTATACCCTTATGTGGTATGATGACCCCTTTGAGGAGTGTCTAGGATGGTTCTGGACTTCTTTAGGAGAAGATAATACATATCCTAAGGAGTTCCTTGAGTATCTGATGCAAATGGCAGAGGATGTTAGGACTGGTAAAACAAAAACCTATCCTATAGAGGACCTTGATAAATTTTTTGATGAACTAAAGGAGGATTTAGAAAACAATGATTGATTCAAATGATTTTGTAGGATATTGGAGTATTAATTGGTCTGCTGATGATCCTGGTCAATTGTGTCAATGGAAAAAGAAAAAACCGCTTTTCCTTCACAGGGTTATAAATTGGTATCTACTTGGAAACAAGTGGATTGACTTAAAATAAATAGTGCAGTATCATTTGAGTTGATACGTACGTCATCACAACTTGAATAAATTTTATGGCAAAAGGATTTACAGTTAAAGCAAAAGAGACTCAAGAAGAACAACCACTGTTTAATCTTGAGGAATGCCTAGAAAAGATTAGAGGAAAATCAATAGTTTTTTGTCTTCCTGGTAGAGGAGTATCTTATCAGTTCCTTAAGAGTTTTGTCCAACTGTGCTTTGATCTGGTGCAGGCAGGGGCAAGTATTCAGATCTCACAAGATTATTCTTCCATGGTTAACTTTGCAAGATGCAAATGCCTAGGGGCAAATGTACTTGCAGGTCCAGATCAACTACCATGGCAAGGTAAACTAAATTATGATTACCAACTTTGGATTGACTCAGACATTGTGTTTAATACCAATGCATTCTGGGCTCTGGTTCAAATGGATAAAGATATTGCTTGTGGTTGGTATGCTACAGAAGATGGTAGAACTACCTCAGTGGCACATTGGTTAGATGAGAGCGACTTCAAAAACAATGGTGGAGTCATGAATCATGAAATGGTTGATACTATTGGAAATAGAAGAAAACCATTTACTGTTGACTACACTGGATTTGGTTGGGTACTCATCAAGAAGGGGGTCTTTGAGCACCCAGAAATGAAGTATCCATGGTTTGCTCCACAAATGCAGGTCTTTGACTCTGGAGAGGTTCAGGACATGTGTGGAGAGGATGTTTCATTCTGCCTTGATGCTAGAAAGAAATGTGGTTTTGAGATCTGGTGTCATCCACAAATTAGAGTTGGTCACGAAAAGACTAGAGTAATCTAATGGAAACATATCGCATCCTATGTAATGAGCGAGTGCTCTATAGAGATCTAACTCAAGAAGAGATGTTTGATATTATGGATGAGTTGTCTCAACAGTATTATGAGACAGGGGTTCCCAATCCTGGGGACCTCATGGTAGAATGTATAAGTTCAAAGGAGATTTAAATCATGGCAAAGCGTCCTTCACTCACTAATAAGGTCATTATTGAGCACAAACCCAAGAAGACTCGTCAGGGTTGCTCTCAGCATACTAACCTCTCTGCCACCTCTCGTAATGGCAGGAAGAAGCGTTATAGAGGTCAAGGGCATTGATGCTCCAACTTGACCCACAAATCCCAGTTCTGACCCCAAAAGGATCAGGCTGGGCATTTTTTTTGATTGATAGATCACAGGAACATGACCTTGAGTGGGTTGTTTTCCTAGATAATGGTGGGTACTGTTGGACCTTTAGGAATTCAGACATAAGAATACAAAAAAATTCAACTTTCCACAGAGAAAATATTGCTAAATTCGGGATAGAAACCCCGTAAAAAGTTCTAATTCACTTAGAATTAGGAAAAATGGCAAATTTACCAGTAGATAGAGATCCAAATTACATGTATCAGATGTGGGGAACCACAAATTTAATCACTGATTACAATGTAAATCCAAAACCAAAGACAATTCAAGAAATTATGCATGATGATATTGCAAAAAATAAGCATTTTTTGAAAGAACAGGCAGAAATGCATGAAAGAATTAGAAATGATGAGGACTATGATGATTGGGAGTATGGTACTGAACCAATTTATGGGAAACCACAATAAATACAAGTAAATATTAGGTCTAAAAGTGCCTTTAAGATCTGTCTCAAGAGGATTTAAAGATATCACTAATGACATTCTTTCATTAAGAAACGAGGATGCAATTAAGAGATCAGTTATCAACTTAGTGAGAACTAGAGTTGGTGAGAGATTCTTTAATCCTCTTTTAGGTTCTAAGGTTGAAAATTACTTTTTTGAACTTGCTGATATTGGTATTGAAGAACCATTAAAAGAAGAGATTAAAACAGTAATTAATAATTTTGAACCTAGAGTTAGATTAAGGAACGTTGATGTTGCTCTTTTCCCTGAAGATAATGCCATGGATGTGAGTATTGTTTATGATATTGTTGGACTAAGTGTACCACAACAAGCAATAACCTTTGTACTTCAACCAACCAGATACTAATGGCATTTACACAGTTTACTAATCTAGACTTTGATCAGATTAAAATATCAATCAAAGACTATCTAAGGTCTAACTCTACATTCAGTGATTTTGATTTTGAGGGGTCTAACCTTTCAATTCTGATTGATGTACTTGCTTATAACACCTATCTGACTGCATTTAACACCAACATGGTGGTGAATGAGTCTTTTATTGATAGTGCCACCTTAAGAGAGAACGTAATATCACTAGCAAGGAACATTGGGTATGTTCCTCTTTCAAGAAGAGCAGCAACTGCAACTATAACTTTCAGTTTAACAGGAATCAATTCTACATTTAAAACGGTAACTTTAAAGAAGGGAATTGTTTGTACTGGTAACTTAGATAATACAAGTTATATTTTTTCAGTCCCAGAAGACATTACTGTAGGAATTAGCAGAGGGGAAGCAACCTTTGAAAATGTCACCATTTATGAAGGAACTCTTCTAACAAAAACTTTTACTGTAGATACTTCACAACCAAATCAGAAGTATATTCTTAATCCAAGAAATTTCTGATGAGAAATATGAACTTTTCTTTGGTGATGGAATATTTGGAAAGAAACTGAGCAATAATAATCAAATAGTAGCATCCTACATTACCACTAATGGTAAAGATGGAAATGGAGCATCAGACTTTGTATTCTCTGGTTCTGTAGTATCTGATACTGGATCTGATCTAAGCACCAACATTGGCACATTAGTTACTATTGAAGATGCCAATAATGGAGATGATATTCAATCTATTGAATCAGTTAGATACTATGCCCCAAGAATGTACTCTACTCAATATAGAGCAGTAACTGCTGGGGATTATGAGGCACTTCTACCAACTCTTTATCCAAACATTGAATCAGTAACAGCTTATGGGGGAGAAGAATTAAGTCCCCCACAATTTGGCAAGGTATTTTTGGCAGCAAAACCAAAAAATTCAGAATATCTTTCCCAGGCAACAAAAGATAGACTTCTAGCAGATCTGAAGAAATATACCATAGCAGGAATTCAACCAGAATTTGTAGATATCAATGTTCTGTATGTTGAATTAGATTCTACCGTTTACTACAACTCCAATTTCATAGGTTCTGCCTCAGATCTTAAAGCACAAATCACACAGTCTTTAGAAACTTATTCAAGATCATCAGATTTAAATAAATTTGGTGGAAGATTTAAGTATAGCAAAGCTTTGAGATTAATTGATGTAACTAATACTGCTATTACATCAAATATCACCAAAGTCAGAATTAGAAGGAATGTTGGGGTGCTGATTGATCAACCAACTCAATATTTGATTTGTTTTGAAAATAGATTTGCAGCACATTCAGAAGCAAAATTAAAAAATATTAGAACTACAGGATTTACATTAAGGGGATTTAATAGTATTTGCTATGTTGGAGATAAACCAAATTCAAACTTAGAAACTGGGATATTGTATGTATTTACTTTAGATGGAGAAAAGGAATTAGTTATATCAGAAAACATAGGAACTATTGATTATATTGCTGGTGAAATCAATATAGATAATATTGAGGTTACTTCTACAGTATTACCTAACAATATTATAGAAATAGAGGCAACTCCATATTCTAATGATATTATTGCTAAAAAATCAATTTATCTAGAACTTGATGTTGGAAAAAGTGATATATCAGTTGTTAGAGACATTATTTCATCTGGTGAGAACACCTCAGGAAGTAGATTTACACCAGAATCAAGTTTTATCACAGAAACTAATATAAGAAGTTAAAATGAATCAAGAAAAGAAAGTAGTTAAAATTAGTGATGTAATTGAAAATCAAATTCCTGAGTTTATCTTAGACGAAAATCCTAATTTTGCAGAGTTTTTAAAGCAGTATTATCTTTCACAAGAGTTCCAAGGTGGAGTTGTAGATCTTGCTGAAAATATTGCAGAGTATAAGAATGTAGATACATTTGATACAGAAAAACTCATTCCCTTTACTACTTTAACAGCAGATCTTGATTTCCTTGATGAAGAGATCTATGTAGAAAGCACAAAAGGGTTTCCATTGTCTTATGGACTACTTAAAATTGATAATGAAATTATCACCTACACAGGAATAACCACAAATACTTTCACTGGATGTGTCAGAGGATTTAGTGGGATTGATTCCTTAAGGAATGAGTCAAATCCTGAATTTTTAGTATTTACTTCTACTGAATCAGACTCACACTTAGAGGATACAAAAGTTGAAAATTTAAGCAACCTTTTTGTTAGAGAATTTTTTAAAAAAACAAAATATCAATTCACGCCTGGATTTGAAGAACTTGAATTTAATGATAATGTAAACCCACAAAATTTTATAAGCAAAGCAAAAACATTTTATCAGTCAAAGGGAACTGATGAATCTTATAGAATTTTGTTTAAAGTTCTTTTCAATGAAGATGTTCAGATTATTAAACCTAGAGACTTTTTGTTTACAACTTCTGACGACAAATGGGTTGTAACTGAGACCTTTGTTGCAGAAGTTTTGTCAGGTAATGCTTATCTAACAAAAGGACAAACTTTATACCAAGATCCAGATCTTACAAATACTTCTGTATTATCTGCTTCAGGATCAATTTATGAAATTGAATCTTTTTTACTTGAAGGAGAAGTTTACTACAAAATTAAAATATTTGCTGGATATTCTAACAACTTAAACCCAAAAGGATCTATTTCAGGAACATTTAATTCTACTCCTAAAACATACTTAGTAGAAAATACAGATATTAGTTCAGGATCTTTAATTGTAGATTCTACTGTAGGATTTCCAAAGTCTGGAATTCTTTT